TCAATTTCCAATAGTGCGGAAGATTTTTAGAGTTAAAATTCATGCCCGCCATAAACTGGCGCACGAACGGCGATGGGAATCCGTGGAAAAATCGACCACGTGTGGGTCAACACCACAGTCGTTCCTTTTCACAAATTAATATTTCAACGGCTTTTGACAGGCTACTACAATTTTGTATTCTAAATTTTGGCAATTAAAAATAACAAAGTAAACCCTACAGCCCGTCAATTTGTTTTATAAATTAAAGAGGTGATTAATTGCTTATTGATTATGGTTAAAGTTTCATGCGCCCATTGTGGCGCTTTTTTATTTGCAAATAAATCCATAAAATGAAGGCCGATTTCAAAACGTGTAAAATACGGACTTTATGTGTTATAATATATAGTGAAAAGGAGTGGTGATCGCCGATAATGAATAATTTAAGCATACGAAATAAACCAAATACAATAAAAGAGCAAGTTATTTTCGATATGAAAAATTTATCTGTTTATAAGGCAGAGTTTGACGCGGTCATTACCGTTTTTTCCGACCTCTTAGAACAGTATTACAACGCTATAGAAGACTTTAAGAATAGTGGATCGCAATATACTTTTGAAACGTCCAGCGGGCAGATCAAAAAGAATCCGGCACTTGGAACAATCGAAACATGCCGGAAAGACATCTTGTCTTATAGTACTGTCTTGAAACTGAATCCTAAAGAATACCTGGACAAAGTTGAACAGACGGGCGAGAAGCAGCAGGACGAAAACGAAGAACGAAGCACTATCGATGATTTTTTAAGGGCCGCCGGAAATGCCTAAGATATGCGACAATGAAAAAGTCGTTAATAAATATTGCAGAGACATTATAAGCGGAAAAAAAATAGCTTGTAAAGAACAGAGGCAAACAGTTGAAAGATACTTAAGCGATAAGAAAAGTAAAAAGTGGGACTTCAAAAGAGACGATGCAAATTTTGTTATAGATTTTATCCAAGGCGTTTTCGTCCACAAAAAAGGCGAAACAATGACTGGAGAGCCGCTGACCAACAAGTCACTTAAATTAACACCATGGCAGATGTTTGTAATTTACGATTTGCTTTGCTTTTACGAAAAAGGAACCAACATAAGACGTTTTCATGAAGCGTTCATTTTGCTGGCACGGAAAAACGGTAAATCCTCTTTTGCCGCGGCCCTTGCTTTCGCACTGGCGACACTGGACCGAATGAGTGGCAGTACGTGCTACATTATCGGGGCATCTCAAAGACAGTCAAAACAATCGTTTGATTTTATGACACACACGCTTAACTTTCGTGGTGATGTGAAAAAGAGCGCACAAAAAAGAAACGCGGATCCGTACAAGTGTAAGATAATTGACAACAACCAAGAACATTCGATCGAAAAACATTTTGAAGATGGCGGGACCCTATTTGTCGAAGCGCTTGCAGCGAATCCAGACAAGCAAGACAGTTTAAACGCCAACCTTGTTATTGCCGATGAATTACACGCTTATAAAACGCCAAAACAATATAATATTTTGAAGGAAGCGACAAAAGCTTACCGAAATAAATTAGTTATCGGGATTACAACGGCCGGCGATGATGTCAACTCTTTTTGTTATCGGAGGATTCAGTATTGCAAAAAAGTTTTGGACAATTCCGTGAAGGATGATCAATTGTTTGTATTCATTTGCAAAGCGGACGAAAACGAAAAAGGTGAAGTTGATTATACTAACCCGGCCGAACACGAAAAAGCGAATCCATCTTATGGCATAACGGTTAACCCGGAAGACTTGATGGCCGATGCCGTTCAGGCGCAAAACGACCCGCAACAGAGAAAAGATTTCTTTGCGAAAAGTCTCAATATTTATACTAGCGCGATGGCCGCATATTTTAACATTGACGAATTTAAAGCAAGTGACAGAAATTATAATTGGTCGTTGAAAGAACTTGCCCGATTACCTGTTCAATGGTACGGCGGCGCTGATTTATCAAAAATGTTTGACTTGACGGCTGCTGCATTGTACGGGCGATACAAAGATAAAGAAGGAAAAGAAATTGACATTTGTATAACACATGCCTTTTTTCCAATCACTCAGGCCTATGCCAAAGCCGATGAAGATAGTATCCCTGTTTTCGGATGGAAAGATGATGGCTGGTTGACCATGTGTAACAATCCGACAGTGCATTATGATGATGTTGTGAAATGGTTTTTGGAAATGCGCAGGATGGGCTTTAAAATAAAGCGCGTCGGATTTGATAAGAAGTTTGGCCGTGAATTTTTCATAAAAATGCGTAAAGCAAAATTTAAAATTGTTCATACCGCACAGCTTTACTGGGTTAAATCTCAGGGATTCCGACGGATCGAACGAAAAGTAAAAGATGGAGAGTTTTATTATTTGCACAGTCAAGCCTATGAATATTGCGTTGGCAATGTCAAGGCCGTTGAAGAATCAGACGATGTAATTAGATATGAAAAAGTCATGCCAAACAATCGAATAGATTTATTTGATGCGTCGGATTTTGCGTGTTTTGAAATGCTTGAGGATATAAGCAAAACAATGGCGACTCAAAAATGGCTACATGGCGGGGTTGCTACTGGAATTGATGATAAAAAAGGAGCGTGAAAAGAAGTTGATAAAACGAAATAAAAAGCACAAAGAACCTGAAAACATTTTGTGTGAACGGATCGTTAGTTATGTTTGCGACCCTGATAAAAATAAAATGTGTTCAAAATCATCGTGCTATAAAAATGGCGGTTTGTGTCGTTGCACGACGGTCAAAGCCTTTTCGCGCAACGGAAAAATAGATTGCATCATAGATAAAGGAATGTTTAAGTGAAATTTAAGAATCCATTTAAAAGAAAAAGAGATCCGACAAAAAGTGAGATGGCTAAAAGATCATCTTGGACTATCGCCGATAATATTGCAAACGGAATAAGCTTGTCCGATATGGGCTATACCACCTTTTCCGACAACGCTGACGTTCAAATGTGCATAGATAAAATTGCAGATTTAGTCAGCAATATGACGATTTATCAAATGCGAAACACTGACTCAGGGGACGAACGGATAACAGATGGCTTAAGCCGAAAGATCGATATTGAGCCATGCGATGGTATGACAAGAAAACAGTGGATGTCAATTGTTGTAAGGAATTTAATTATTTATGGCAACGCGGTTATCATGCCAACGTACAAAGATGGCCTCATTGAAAATCTTATTCCGTTACCCGGCGAATGTGTATCGTTCGGCATTGGCCCTACAGTCATGGATGGCTACACTATCCAATACATGGGAAATACATTCAAGCCGTCCGATGTCATTCACTTCGTTTTAAATCCGGATCCCAATTATTTATTTATTGGTAAAGGCTACAGGATACCACTTAACAGATTGACCAAAACGTTAGATTTAACAGATAGCGCCATAAGTGAGTATATGGCCGGACGATACATGCCAACGATGATTGTTAGGGTTGACGCAGACTCGGAAGAATTGGCCACACCGGAAGGAAAACGTCAGGTTATAAAAAAATATGCCACTTCAGAAAAAGCCGGCCAACCGTGGGTTATCCCGTCCGAATTGGTTGACGTTTCAACTGTCCAGCCGTTAACCCTCAACGATATTGCGGTTCAGGAAGTTTCAGAAATGTCAAAAAAAGCGATTGCCTCGTTGATGGGCGTTCCTAGCTTTGTGTTGGGAATCGGAACTTTTAACGACAAAGAATATAATAATTTTATAAAAGATAAAGTCTTAAGTATTGCCAAAGTGATCGAACAAGGTTTGACCAAAGGCCTTTTACTAGATCCAAAGCGATACTTTAAATTCAACCCACGAAGCCTATATGCGTATGACATACAAGTCATTGAAACCGTTGGTGGCGCTTTATTTGACAAAGGCATCATGAGCGGGAACGAAGTGCGAGATTGGATGGGCTTTACACCAAAAGAAGGCCTCGACGAATTGAAGATACTGGAAAATTATATCCCGGGTGACATGAGCGGGGACCAAAAGAAATTGAATGAATCAAATAAAAGTGATGAATCTAAAAGCGATGAATCGGAACCGGATAATACAGGTCCGGACGATACCAAAAAAGAAGGTGAAAAAAATGGGTGATAAATTGAAAAAGATTGTCACGCGCGCGGAATTTACAGCAACCGAAAAAGATGATACACCAAAAATAGAAGCGTGCTTTGTAAAATATAACAGCCCTGCACCGTACGGTTGGGGGTGTGAAGATGCTTATGAACAGATCGCACCGGGTTGCTTTACTGATGCGTTGATAAAAAACACGGACATTCAATGCTATTACAACCACGACTACAGCGTCATTTTAGGACGCCAAAGCGCCGGGACATTGATGCTAGACGATAGAGCAGATGGCCTTTACGGGGTCGTTACAATCAACAAAAACGACGATGAAGCAATGAACGTTTATAGTCGTGTCCAGCGAGGTGATATCAACGGCTGCAGTTTTGGGGCATATATAAATGACGAAGGCCTTACCGAAAAAGGAGACGTCGATTTATGGACAGTCAAAAAAGCAGACTTGCTTGAAGTGTCGATTTGCCCAATGCCGTTTTATGATACAACTTCGGCGGCAGCGAGAAAAAAAGATTTAGACAATTCACACGCCGATAAAAAAAGAAATATTAAAAACCGTAGGAAACTTGCGAAAACAAAATTAAAATTACAAGGAGTAAAAAATGGCTTTAAAAGTATTAGCGATTAACAAAAAGATTGAACGTAAAAAAGAAACTCTTGCAAAATTAGAAAAAGAAATTGTTGACATTGAAAATAGATCAAAAGCACTGGAAAAAGAAATTGACGCCTTACCTGATACTGCAACCGATGGCGATGTTGATGCTATAGCAAAGCGCGGGGAAGACTTAGAAAAAGAATTAAAAGAACACTCGGAAAGCAGATCG